CTTCAAAGTAAATGTTAATTAATTAAAATTAACTTCCAACATTGATGTTAGCAACACCGAATGTACGGAAATATGGATTCAGATCATCTGTTCCAGTTGTACCGCTAGTAGCAGATTCAACGAATGGATTCTTAACCATGCCGTAGCGTGTCTTGAAACCAATCTTAGGTTGGAATGTGCTTTCATCAACTGCACGTACCATAGTGAGTGGTACGTATGGGCAGTAGAACATACCAGCATCATATGGATTTGATCCACGGAAACCGATTGTTACATAATCGCTAACTGCATATGGATCAACATATACCTTAAGGCGACCATTAAGAACACCTGCGAAAGTGTTACCAGTAGCATCTACTTGTAGATTAGTTGCAAGAGCAGGGCTGTAATCAAGTTGACCAGCGGCTGCAAGAGCAGAAGCGACATTAGCAGAGCAGATGATAAAGTTACCTTTACCACGACGTGTTTCAGTTGCAATCTTATTAGCTTCAACTTCAAGTTGGAAGATCAAGCTCTTGAATTTCTCAACAGCCCAACGTCCATCTGCATCAGTTGAAAGATCGAAATCACCACCATCGAAACCAGGCTTAGCCTTAGCATTGATTGTGTTGATAACTTCACGATTGATTTCAGCGAGGATTTCAGTTGAAAGAATGTTAGCAAGTTCTGATTCAGCATCTAAACCGTGAACACTCTTAAGATCTTGAGCAAGCTCCATTGTGTATTCAGCTTTAAGACCACGAGTCTTAGCTTCAACAGTAGCTTTTTCAATTGTGAATCCCATGTCACCGAAGTCTGTACCACCAGCTGCACCAAGTGCTTCACCAGCAGCTGTTGTAACTGGGCCAGAGAATGCTGTATTAGGTACATCAAGACCAAGTGCTTCAGTATCACCAGTAGTAACCTGAGGATTAGATGGTGATTCACCAGCACCGTCATTGTAACGGCTCTTCATTGCGAAGATAAGACCAGTTGGTCCAGACATTGGCTGAACACCGGCTACATCATAAGCGATGAGATTTGGCATTGCACGACGTACAAGAGAGATAAGAACTGGATCGAACTTATCAACTGCTGCAGTTGTTACATTGTTTTCATTAAGGAAACCAGCTTGTGCTTTTTCTTCACGAAGTGCGATTTCTGTATTTTCGAGCAACTTAGCTGTTACAGCTTTTCTGTGCGCGTCTTGGAAAGCAGGTGCATCCTTGTGCTCAAGAATTGGTGCCCACTTTTTCATTTCTGTTTCTGTATTAAACATTTTGAATTTCTCCTATGTTGTTGTTATTGTGATATGATTATTTTGAGAGAGCTTCAACATATTTTCTCATAGAAGCAGGAAGCTTCTTGAGAGGATCAGCAGCGCCCTCGATTACGATTTCTGTTTCATCTTCAGTATTTTCTACCAAAGAATCTTCTTGAGATGTTTCTTCTTTTGATTCAAAGATTGAACTTTTGACTGTTTGAGCCTTCTTTGCAAAGCTTTCTTTATCACCAAAATCTACATCTTCCAAAATGCTTTGGAGACGGTGTGATTCAGTTTCAGAAAGGTCTTCGGATAGAGAAGAAAGAACTTCAGATCTTTCGAATGATTCAACTTGCTCTTGTAGAGATTCAATTTCAGCTTTAGCTTCAGTGAGTTCAGATTCAGTTTCTTCATTGACAGTGTTGAGTTCTTCAACAAGGTCTCTCTTTTCAGCTGGAACTTCGATATAATTCTCAATGAACAAGTCTTTAAGTGATGTCATGAAGTTTTCTGCGATTTCTGTACGAAGTGTGTTTTCAACTTGCTCAGAATTCTCTTCAATCCAGCTTTCAACTACATATGAAAGATAATCATCGATTCTTTCAATAAGGCTTTCGCGGAGTGATTCAACTTCTTCATTCAATTCCGAATTGTATTTTGCTTCAAGTTTCTCTTGAATATCAAGTGATCTTTCTGCAATCGCTGCTTCGAAAAGTGTAGCAGCTTCAGTCTTGAAGTCTTCACTAAGAGTAGCTTCATTTGTGATAAGAAGATCAAGTGCTTCAGAAACCTTCTTTTTAGATTCCTTAGGCTCTTCTTCCTCTTCTTTAATATTCGACTCGAATAGCTCAGGATATGTATCTTGAACATCATTTATATCCATTCCATAATCAAAAGATCTAAGATACTTAAAAATATCTGTCTTCTTTCCAGTTGCTATAACGGAGTCATTACGTTTACCCATTTTAGCTTTAAGGTTATATTTTGACATGATCTTCATATCTTCTTTTGCATCAGATACATAGATATCGATTGTAGCTTTTCCAGTAGAAGGCTTAGCAGATTCATCAAGGTCAACATCTTCTTTTTTGACTTTATCAGACTCTTCTTCGTCTTCTTCTTCTTCTTCTTCTTCTTCTTCTTCAGACTCATCTTCGTCTTCTTCTTCCTTTTTGTACTTTTTCTTTTCGCCAAGGAGAATAGACTTGATTGAATCATCAAAAGATACTTCAGCTTCAGCTTCTTCAGAGACTTCAGGTAGATCCTGTTCAAGCTCTTCATTAGCAATAAGCTGTTCTTCAGTGACATCCTCAATGATGTCCTCTATTTCTTGTGTTTCTTCTGACATAGCTTTATTTCTATTAATGATTAGAGTTTGGAGAGGAAATCACTAAAGACCCTTTTCTGAGCTTCTGCAAGCTGAGAGCTAGATGCTTTTTTAATTTCAGTCTCATATTCTTCAATCTGTTGAGGTTTTAGAATACCATTCTCATATATCCATTCTACACCTTCCATGATTCCATTAACGAATGCTTCGGGTGCGGAGGGATCTTGAACAATGTCTACAGTAGAGAGCATAAAATCGCTCTTTACATAAGACTTGCTATTCTTATTTTCAACTGTTCCCATACCACGACTTGAGACACCCAACTTACATCCACCTTCCATAAGTCCTTTCACTATATTACCCATCGGTGTATTTAGTATGAGTGCCTTTCCAACAACATTATTACCTTCCCATTTAAGTTCAGTAATTCTGTGTGAAACTTTATCAAGATTGATAGCGGGGCCTTCTGGGTGATTCAATTCACCAACGGCTCTACCTGCTTCAACCTGCTCCTTAACATATTTGTTACAAGCTGCTTCTAGAACAGCTTTAGGATAAATTCTATTATTACGGTTTTGTTTTTCCGCTTGCATAAAGACACCTTCGATGAAAGTGTTCTTGTTACCTTTTTCATCTTTCTCAATGAGAAAGTCGAGGTTCGATTCTAAATGTTCTGTGATTAATTTCATTTATTTTTAATCTTTTAATCCTTTATGTGAAATGATTTTAATTTCATCTTCTTGTGAGCCGAACCATTTTTCAAATTCATTTTGATTCTTAAACTTAGCAGTTTCTTTCTTGGATGATTTACCTTTAGTATATTTTATTTCAATCTTTTCTACTAGATCAGTTGATTCTTCAACAGGCTGATTGAACACTTCGGACGAAATAGCCACTCTTTTAACAGCCATAGCTTGATCAAATTTATCTTGAATAGCACCTTTGAATGTTTCAAGTGCCGATGCCTCATCTCCATTAACAAGATCTTTAAAAAGTTTTTCCGTTGCTTTCATAGTTATATTTATAATAATTAGTATTTTGAGATATGGTTTATTTATATTAAGCCTTCAGAATGAAATAAGATTTCCCTTTACTCTTCTTCATCCATATTATAAAACTCACATGCCTCAGATAGAGTAAGTGGATAAGTGTATGTTTCCTTTAGACTAAACCTTTATGTTCTAAGTAAGTAGCAAAAACCATTACTGACCTTTTTGCTCCGACTTCTAGTTTATATAATCTCTTCTTTTATGTCAACTGTATTTTCTTCGGGTGTGTAATTCTCATCAAAATCTAAATCATCTGGTTCTTCTTTTTTCTCAGCTTCAATCTCATCTTGAATCTGTCTAATATCTTCATCAGACTGATGAAGAATTGTTCTGCGTACCCAAGCTTTAGAATAATATTGACCAACAAACTCATTCACAATATTGAGAGCTTCAACTCTTTCCTTAATGATTTCAGCTTCTTTTAATTCTGAGAAATAATTATCTTCAACAAAATCAACTGCAATTGATTCTTCAATTACTTCCCATTCACTTTGTTTAATGATTCCCTTAAGAATAAGTTGAATTCTAAGTGCATCAATTAATAGGAAAGAAAAGCGATTTCTTAATTTATCGATAAACTTCTGAAATTTAACTTCATCACGTGATACCTCAGAAGGTCTACCAAAAGCATATCCAGTATCTTGCTCAAGTCTTGCGACTGGAACATTCAGAGATTTGTACAATTTCTTTTGAAAGAATACAACATCTTCGATTTGACCAAGATTTTCTCCACCTGGAAGTGTGGTAATTTCAGTACCTCTACCACCCTCTCTTCGTGGCATATAAAAATCTTCCAACATAGACATATGACGACGATCATCACGAATCTCACCAGTAGAAGAATCATATACAAGTTTATTACGGTATTTACTCATCACCGACTGTACATATTCTTCAGCCTTACCTTTTGGAAGATTACCAACATCAATATAAAAGATTCTTCTTTCTGGTGCTCTTGATACACGATACATAACTAATGAATCTTCCATCATTCGAAGTTGATTCACCAACTTCATCGATTTATGTAAATGTGATATCACTTTCTCTTGATTGATATCAAGTAGACCAGAGGGACAAGAGATAATCGCCTCATTAGCAATCTTAACACCAGCACTTTCACCATCTCCAGATTCAGAGTAAATATAGTATTCAGCTATTACCTTTGGTATTTTTACACCTGTTTTCTGATCAAGTACTTTTTTAACTTCTTTAACTTTCTTAAGATATAAAGGATTAATCTGTCTAAGTTCTTTAATTCCTTTATTAAAATTCTTTTCGTCTGTTACGACATGAAAATACAATCGACCATCTATATACCATTCCTTAAATAGATCAGCCGCTTTACGATTAAATTTATATAAAGATAGTACTTTACTAAATTCATCTTGAATCTGCTTTTTAATTGAATCTGGTAATTCAGAATCATTCATATTGAGAGCCGCAGGTGCAGAATCATCTCCTGATGCAATAGCTCCATCAACAATATCATTAATTGCTTGATCACACTCAGGTTGTGATGCAGCTTCACGATATTTGACAATTAATTCGTTCTCACTATTATTACTGGTGCCGTCGATATCAACATACTGTCCGTAATAACCACCTGTTGTGACAACGGAAGATGAACCTTCATCATCACGCTTAGGTACAAATGATTTTAAATCTTTATCGAGTTTTTCTTCTCTCGATCCAATCTTCTTAGTTATTTGATATCCGAACAATTCCATAATAATATTATTTATAATAAAATACATGGGCTCCCCCATGAAGAGGAGCCCATGATTCTTTTAAGTTTTACGAAGTTGTATCAGCTTCCCAATATTGGTAAGCCAATTCAACTGTGAATTCTTCAATTGCATCATTTGTCTCATAGCTCAAATCGATTGCAGAAACATTAATAGGATATGCACCACGAATAGTATATGTCTTAGTAATATTACCTGCTTTATCGAGTTGTTCGATAGCCATGTCTGCTTGGTAGTCAGTTGGGTTTGATAAGCCTGTGTTATTCACATGCTCATTCATTCCATTCATCCAACGTTCCATTGCATTCCGAACTTCCATACCAGTGTCATTGATAACTGTAATTATCCAGTTCTCAAATGTACGATCACCAGCAATCTTCAATTGACGACCACGGAATGGTACATCCAATTGAGCAATAGTACTACCAGGTAGTTGAGCACCCTTACACATGAAAGATGTAAGTTCAGTGTCACCTGCAGCATATGCCGGGAAGTTAACAATTGCCTTGAAAAGGTTGGGGCGTGCGCCCCCACCGATTAATTTTGATTTAAAATCATCTACTCCTAAAGTTGCCATAATAGTTATTTCCTTTCTTTATTTATAATTATTTACCAACGATTTCAGAGAATTCAACTCCTGTGCGTGTCGCAATGAAGTTAAGTGTAATGAAGTTAATCGAACGAGCTGGTTTGATGTAGATGTCAGCAACAAAACGGTTAGAATCAATCACTTGACCCGTATTGTTAGTTTCATCACATACAACCAAGAAATCAGTAACACCGCGACGACCCTTAATATCCCGAAGGAAAGGCTCTGTCATGTTTCTGAACATCGAGCGTGTAAACTCATCATTCAATTCGAATAGTTGATATTTAGCAGCGGTTGCAATTGCTTTCTCAAGAACAATAAACAGTCTGCGAACATTGATTCTATCAAATGCAGACGGCTTTGATTGAGCAGTCTTATCACCGAAAAGGACTGTTCCTTGACCTGGGAAAGAAGCAATTGGATTGATACGAGACTTATAAAGCTCATCTCTATCAGCTTGCTTTGGATTGTAAGCCAGTTTTGTGATACCTAGAAGTTGACCACGATTGTAACCAGCAGGTGAGAACCAAGGTTCTGCCACATCATCTGTATTAGCACAAAGGCCAGCAACGTGTCCACAAGCAGGAATATAAAGATACTTATCAGCATATTTGTTGTAGGTATAAATCGCTGTTGAATCTAATACTGCGTAAGAAGTAGATGTAATACCATCAGTATTCACACCATCACCATTACACCACTTTAAAACATCAGCTAAAGGCGCGTTACCAGTACTAGCCTCAATCGGAGGTGAGCAGAAAACCACGATGTCTTTACGAGCATTAGCTGTTGCAATAAGATGTTCAGCGATTGTATCAGAACCGTTATTATCATTATATGCAAATACAAGATTAACATCAACAGTCTCTGCATCAGAGAATAGATCAATACCACTTGTGATATCGCCTTCAACGACAGATGTTTGATCAGCTCCTTGTGTGAAAGTATGTGTTCCTGCACCAACTGAAGAACCAATATAGATGTAATTAGAATTCTGATTAATTAAATCAATGTAATAATTATTTGATCCATCTTCCTTTTTAGCACCTTCTGTTGTACCAACGAATTCCCATGTTTCAAGAATTGTGCCTTGAGTTTCAGTGAGTTCACCATCAGAATCCGTTATGATAATGTGATATTCATTAGCACCAGGAGCACCATCGAAAGCATCAGTTAAAGGTTCAGTTCTTACTTGATTGCCATTGCCATCATCGATAAGGACACGACCAGCATTAAATGCAGCAGTATCAAAAACATCAACTTGGATAGAATTACCTAAAGCACCTGCATATCTAGCATAAAGAACTCCTTGTAGAGTGATTCCACTTTCAAAATGTGTTTCATTCTTAATTAAGAGACCATTAGAAATAACATCACTTGCTTCAACTAATGTATAATTACCTGCAGCTGTTACAGGTGTACCGTCAACAGAGATTGTAGTAGTAGCCAAATCATAATCAACTCCAGAATTATCAACAACAACTGAAGTGACAGCAAATGTAAGATCAACTGTAAGATCATTCAATGCTGCAGCAGGACTATCTTCTACATTAACTGTAGGTAAGTCAGTGACACTGGCTGGAATAGAAGAAATTGTGTCTGAAGAAGATACTGTTAACGCAATAGTGTTAGGACTTGCAACTAAATCAATAGCACCAACAAGCAATGTGACAGTATTTCCATCGCCAAGGTCTACAGTGATTGTTTCTCCTTCTATAATGGCTGAACTATCAAAGTCACTACCTTCGGTATTAATTGTTACACTATCAACAGTATAACCTGCTGAAAGAGAAGCTCCTGTTCCATCTCCATCTACTGTAAGTGAAACATCAGATGTGATTCCACTTGCAAGGGGATTAGCTAAAGATACGCTAGCAATACCACCTGTATCAACAGTCACTGAACCGCTAACAGCATTAAGAAGTTGTGAATTAGTTGTTCTTACACTTTTAAGAGCATTTCCATATTTTAAAAATGAAGATGCTGTGAAGAATGATTCTGCGTAAAAAGCATTTGGTCGACCAAACACTGAAGCAAGTTCTTTTTCGGAACTTACAAGTTGTATCTCTTCAACTGGTCCCCAGCGAAAAGGCCCCGCAAATCCACCAATCGAGGTAGATACCGCAGGGATGACATTTGTTAAGTCGATTTCTTTAACCTCGACTCCGGGTGATACCATGAAACTCATAGTTGTGTCCTTTCAGTTATTGTTTATTATAAGATAGATGCATA